TACAAATAAACTTGGATGTTTAGCCTGTGCTGTATTTGCTTCTATTTGTCCTTTAGCCAACTCCTGCGCATGACGGGAGGCAAGCGTTGCTAAATCGTGACTCAACTTGTTCTTAGTGTCTTTATCTTCAATAAACTTGCCAACAAGTTTACTTACTGGACCTATTAGTGCTGTTAGCATTGTTATCTCCTTTATTTATCTTAATACTTCATTTAATCCAAAAACTTCAAGCAACATGAAAGTAAGGAACAATAACAACACGCCCCCTGCTATAAGTTTACCAGAAAAGTTTGTTGAACCTATCCGTATAGCCACAAATTCATTGCCAAGTATTCGTAGTATAAGTTCAAAACTATTCTCTCCTATCTTTAAATCAATAGGTTTTTTCTTATCATCTGTCATTAATATAACCTCATACTTTCATTTACAGTAACTAATTTACAGAAACAATCATAGTTTTTTTCATCTTCCCCAATTTTAATGCTCTGGTTATCCAAATAATTTTTAAAATAATCGCAGTTATTTACATTAGCAAAATGTGTTTGACCCGCAGGCACCCCTGCCAAATAACACATGAGGAGAAAAGCTGGTTTCATTTTCCGTTTTTGTTCATAAATGCTGAAGCACCCATGTAAGCACCAACAATTCCAGCACCACTAATATAGAAAAGATTACTAATATCAGAAAGAGCTTTGACCCTTTCAATATCAACCACAAACATTGCAGCCGTAAATAAACCCATAGCAACCAAACTGGCAGTTGCCATACGCCTTTGCGCTCTTTGTTTACGAAGGTCATTTTCTAGCTTCTTTATAGCCGCTACATGAGATAGCTCCTCGTCAGAGACTACCCCGTCACCGTCCTCGTCATACTCTTCGTATGCAGAGTGTTTTTGAAGCTTTTTTTGCACTATAACAAATCTTTATAATACTCTGGACTTCCTCTCACCATGTCTACCGAACCGCCACCAGACATATTTATAGTCTTTATCTTGTCCCCATGACCTTGTTGCATCAAGAATTGCTCAAAACTCATAATGTCTGAAGCTGGACCGTCAAAAAACTCTTCTCTTAACTCTTTCTCAGTTCTTGTATCACCTTTTTTAGCCATCACTGACCTCCTTAATTACCAAATATTTTTTTAATTTTTACCGCAGCTTTACCCGCTCCTATTAATCCCGGTTTGCTTTTATCACTTACTTTAAAAGCTTTCCTAATTTGTTGCGATCTTTTGCCCGCCTCTATTAAAGCTCCGTGACCCAGATTAACTACGGAGTTACCGTTTTTTTTAGCCATCACTGACCTCCTTTTTGTTGTTTCATTACTTCACGCCTTTCAGCTGCATTTATTCTAGCCGCAGTCTGTTTCTCCTGACTATCAATCCTCTTATCAAACTGATCGCCCCTCTGCTCTATCTTCTGCTGCTCAAGACCTAGTTTAGCTCTGTCAACCTGTGCATCGTTCTGTTCGCCCTGCGCTCTGACCTGTAATTCCTTCTCTTTAAGCTGGACTAACGGATCTGGTCCCGGTGCTGACAGTTGTGCGCTAAGTTGTTTAAGTTGTGTCATACCTTCTGCTACATATTGAGCCGTTCTTGCTTCTACATCCAGCATCTGCTCATCGCTCAAGGCCTGTCCGCCGCTGGCTTGCAACATTTCAACCGCTGCTTTCTCCCTAGCGCCAATCCTTACATGATCCATAATATGTTTCTGTAAAGACACAGCTATTTGCGGAGTGCCCGCAACAAGAGGCGTAGAACCAAATACCATGTGAGACATAATATGAGCATCGTGTTCCTGACCTTCAAACGCTACCATTGGTAACATATCCAAAGCGTCTATGTTCTCGGATGCCGGATCTTTCGGCGTGGCCTCCGGTTCAGGTGTTCTTTTTAATATTCTGTCTATATCCCTTACACCCAGCGCCTCATACATATCTCTAAAGACTTCATACATATTGTGCATTTCAGGTGCGGCTGTAGCTAACTGCATCTTAGTCTGCGCCAAAGAAATCCTCTGTGCCTGAGAAAATACATTTGGATTAGACACAGGCAGTATATCTACCCTATCATCAAAGTCCTCTTTCTTAACCGAACTATCTGTCCCCGCTATAGAATAAGGATACTCGTCCGGTAAAAACTCCGACATCACCATACACAGAAGTTTAAACTCTAACCTCATTGCATAATGTAGCCTTTTATGAACAGCTGACATAACACGACTACCCTGTTCAAGCATAGCTATCGTAGTCCCTACCGCTGCCTGTTGATTTCCATCGCCTACTTTTAAATCCGTAATCGTAGCGAATCGCTGCCCAGCCTCAACTACAAAACCTAATAAGGCCATCAAAGTCTGGTCCGGACCCTTGAAAGGTAAGGACATTAAACTTGCTTTTATGTCTCCGCCCGGTGCATCTACATCCCTGAACTCTCCCGGCTGTAACGGCTCGTCATCATCCCTGATCCGTAGACCGCGGGCTTTAAACCCTGCTGGAAGGTTAGATAAGGTGCCCGCATCTATCAACTGTCTTAATGCAGCTGTCGCGGTTCTCGATAAACCACCTATCGTATGTATGAGCCCTAGTCCGTAAAACCCGAACCCCGGAAGAAACTTGTAATGAACAAAATATTGTATCTTTTTCTTCTTTTCGTCCTCTTCCTTATAATTCCTGCGAATCGCTAGAACTTGTCCATTATCCTGTGAAATAGTTACCACATAAGGTATCTTAATTCCTGT